TCTCTGACCACACACAGATTATGTGTTGCCAACAGGCAATGCAAAGGATATGGTCAGCCCCGGCTGTTAAGTTTAATGGCACGGGATTTTATAGCACAGGGGGATAAGATGAATACAGTACAAAGTTGGAAAGAGATAGTCGAACTACATCACGCAGAGTTAATCAAGGATTACCCTGAGATATTATGGGTTGACCCAGGTGAAGTGGACTACGACTCTAAAGAATCTTGAGGCTCATAGTCCTCATCTTTATATGGCTTGAAGCCACCTATCTTTTGGATTAGTTTCTTGATAGCACGCTTGTTACGCATACGAGCAGTATCCTCTGAACCTAATTCCATTTCTTTAGCGATGTCATCAAAGTGCATAGCCTCTGCATAGCGCAGGAATAATAACTTCCTATCATCTTTGTTTAACTTCCAGAATCCAAAGTCAACTTCAATCATCATTGCCATAAGGTTGCCACCCTCATTGGGTGCGCTAGGTTTACCCGGTCTGCCAAGGTTTAACTGTGCTGTGATATTAAAATCACCACGCAATACAGAGGGCAACAGAGCCTCAACCATATCTGATTCATAGTAGAACAGGTCAGAGGTTTCATACCCACCTGACTTAGCCTTCCAATGCTGACAGTAATCTAATGCTTGGTTGCGTAGGCTACGATAGATTAAATTCTTTGCGTCTTTATCGCCTATCGCTTCCCATTCATTTAGTTTATTGGGGTGCGTAATGAACCATTGATAAAGTTCTTGCTTGATATCCTCAAAGTCTATCTCAAATTTGCGGTGATACTCAGAGGCAACAGAGTCAACAACATAATCCCAACGCTCAATGCGTGACCACTCAATCATATAATCTTAAACCCTTGGTCTACGTGGATAAACCCAACTAACTTCATCTTGTTATTCTTATTAGCGAACTCAGTGGTAGATGGTAGCCACTTCTCTGCCCACTCTATTTCCTTTAGGTCAAGCAAGGCGAATGCCCATATGCCATCAGGTGTAGAGTTGACATACCAAGGGGCAAGCCCCAACTTAGCAGACTCTTCAAGAAGGAAGTCATACTTCATCTTCTCAATCAGTAACTCAGGGTAGTGAGTACGTCTGCACTTAAGTTCTATAAATAGTTTTTCTTTTTCTGATATACAATCAAAGCCATCATATACTTCGGGGGAGTGAATGAGGTCGGGGAACTTCTCTGCCTTCAGCCAGTCGAATAGTTCCTGTTCCTTCAATTACTTATCCCACTTCCCTCGCAATACTAGCAGTCCAATTATACCATAGTTCGCTATGTCCTTGAAGGAATCCTCAAGAGGTTCGTTCTCTGCAGTGATGTTGCCTTGCTTGGTAAGGTTTACAATGCGGGCTATCTTGTCCCACATACGCACGATTAACCCATTGGTTGCACCGTAAGGTGAGTTGCTGATGTTCTTAGGTCCGTAGTCACGGTGCTTCTTGATAAGCAAGTCACCTAGTTCCTGCATTACATCACGTACATTTAACTCGAACTCTGCCCAGTTAGTATCGGAATGTGAATCGTAACCACTAGGGTCTTTTCTTCCAGGCTGTAACTCTTCACGTTCAGCCCTTGTTCTGCCAAGTGGGTTATAATCTGCCATATCTCTTCACGCTCCGCCTTCTTCATCTGTGTCCTTTGTTAGTAACTTCTCAATGTTGGCATCTAAGTCCTGCATAGCAGACTTAACCACCATATCCTCAACCAGTTCATCAATCATATCGAATCCCATCTCCGCTGCAAACAGCGTGACATAGGTGGACTGAGTGATTAGTTCTATCTGCTCTGGTTCATCTGAATGGTTGTACATAAATCTAAGCAATGACCCCAACAATAATCTAAACCCATTGGGTAGCAGATAGTAAGGGTCGAACTCTTCATCATCTTCCAGTGTGTGGTCTATCAATTCAAATGAGTTTTCAAATTGAGTCTCACACTCGTGGCAGTATGATTCAGGTGGTTCGTTAGGGTCAAAGTCGTTCAATCAAAGGTCCAACTTCTCGTGGAAGTATCCCGCTCCCGCTTGTACATACATAGAGTTTACGTCTTCTCCTTCTGGCAGTTGCACGATGGTGACTGGCAACTCTCTTGCAAGACTTCTAGCGAACTCTGTGCCCGGTTGGTCTCCGTCTGCAAAGATGAATACTCTTTCAAAGTCTGCGAGTAATCTTGTGTAGTGTCGCTTCCAGGAGTTCGCGCCAGGTACTCCAATGCAAGGTATGCCGACACAATAAGAGAGAGTAATAGTATCCAGTTCACCTTCGCACACTCCAATGAAATCGCCTGCTTGTTCTATGTCAAGCACATTATACATTCTAGTTTCAGCACCAGTCATACCCATATACTTAGGTTCGACTGCGGGGTTAAGGCTTCTGAATCGTAAGTCTACTACACCTGTCTTAGTAATGTAGGGTATAGATAATCTACCAGCGTATTGTTCGTGACCAACTTCAGGTTCCGAGACTACGCCTAATGACGCCAGACGTGCTACTTCCTGACTGATGCCTCTGCTTGCTAGGTAATCTGATGCCAGATGAATACTTCCCGCGTACTTGTTGCTGGCTTTGCCCAGTAATTCCTTCTGCAAATGTCCTTGCTTCATTAATATTTATTCCTTCCTGTTGCGCTATGATTTGTAAACTGTTGCCCTGAACGCCACAGGCAAAGCATATAAAGATATTCTTATCGAGGTTCGCTGAACCTGACTGGTGCGTATCTGAATGGAACGGGCACTTAAGGTTGACTTGCCCGTGTCCTTGTCTAAGGTTCGCACCATAATGGCGCAAGACATCTGCAATGTTTGGCAGGTCATTGTCAATCTTTATCACCATACCCCGCATCTCTTAGTAACTTAACACCATCTTCTAATCTCATTAGCATAACCCAATCACCAACAGACTTCTCACCTTGTCCGTTAAGTCTTAGCACTACGATGCCAAGGTCTTTACCGTTCTCTCTGTCCTTTAGTTGTGCGATAGCAGCAGCGGGACTAAACCCTGAGCGAGCCTTGACTTCCCAGTCAATACCCACTGTGCCAGTTACATCACTACCAGTACGCCCAGCCCCAGTGCTTTCAGCATAGGGGAATCCATTCTCTACTAAATAATTAGCAAGAACTTTTTGTGTCCTGTATCCCCTATGTTTGCGCGACTGAGATGGCATCTATGTTGCGCTCTTATCCTTACGCAAGATACGTTGTGCCCAAGCAAGACCAGCGTTAAGTCCATCAGTCCACTCGTCAGTGACAGGTACCTTGGCTGCTTCAATCTTTGCAATCAAAACTTCTGTCTCTTCTTTAATCTTAAGTACGATAAGTGCACGCATCTCCTGCGTTACATCATCTTCTTCTTCTCTAATCATATCTATCCATTCTCTGGTATGTCTTCGACATACATATATTCAGGGTTAAATGATAGCCAACAAGTTAAGTTAGCGTTAGCATCGGCACGCCCATACCTATTCTTTACAGGAGCAATAGCCATAGAAGTACCAACAATACCGAGTGTGCATATAAGGGCAGGTAGTTGAGCCACCTTGCCCTGAAGTGCTGAACGTGGTTGGCACGGAGTACCAAGTACACCTTCAGAAGTATGATGAAGAATAATAATCCCAGCATTAGTTGCACGAGCAAGATACTTCAACTCCTTCATAATCGCACGCATTGATGCAAACTCTTCTCCACCATCTGTTGCTATATCCATAAGGTTATCAACGAAGATAGCCTCAGGTGGTACACCCCATAGTTCCTCGAAGGCTTCAACCTCTTCGAGAATATCTTGCAGGGTAGGTGAAGATTCAAATGACCAGACGATATGGCTTGCTCTATGGAGCACAGCCTTAGTCCAACCTGTATCTGTATTCATTAAGTGTTCAACGTCTGTCTGATTCTTACCGCTAATCATTGACGCAAGGCGCATAGCCATAGTGTGTGCGTTGGTATCTGCAGAAATATACAGAGTGGGAACGTGCATACGAAGGGCTAAAGCCAGTGCTAGAGTGGACTTTCCGACACCCGGTACACCTGCAAGCATAGAGACTTCTGCTCTACGAAAGATAATTTTATTAGCATCAAATGTTTTGAAGCAACTTGGTAGTGGTTCACCACCGATGTCTGACCTACCGACACTTCTTACTAAAGTTCTCATTGACTTCTCCTGTCGATTAAGTTAGAAGTAGGGTAATCACCTTCCCCGATTAACTACCCTACTTCTAATTCTTATTTAGTTTACTGGCTTACATTGGTCGGGAGTACCCTGTGGAGTCGGGCACGCCCAGAAAGCGTAAGGCTTCCCAGTTGTTTTGCTCACTCCCTGTCGGAATATTCTCGCGCCGTGTACGCAAGTTGGTGTCGTTGGCTGCGCCGATGCGGGCGGTGGGGTTTGTGGTGCTGCCCCACCGAACGGATTGCCCGCCGGGGTTGGAGTTGATGACCCAAACTGCGCTGTGTCTGTAGTGGAATTCGGCGTCGATAAAGGGCTTAGAGTGTAAGCACCTGCTACCTTCTTAGATACAGCAGCAATCTGTGTTGAGTAATCGCCAATGCCTTCTAGCAACACACTCAGTTCGTCTGCGCTACCAGCGCGTACGTTAATCAAATCACCGTTAGGTGACTTCATAGAAACTTGTAGTTTCCAGTCTTCGTTTGTCATTTGTGTTCCTTCTTTGTGAATTGGCAGTGTTCTTTTAAGCCACAGAAACTGCACGATTGTAGGTTCGGTAGAAATATACCAGCCTTGCGTGCTTTATCAAATCCATCAACAAAGTATTCAAGTGTGTCCAAGGTATATCTACTTAGGTCAATCATCTCTCCTGTCCCCGATTCACGAGACATCCAGTAGTTTCCTAGATTGACTGGAACTCCAATCATCTGCTCGACTCCTACTTTGTAGAAGCCTAACTGAAGGTCAGAGGTTGGTCGTGCACGTGAAGTCTTGAGGTCGACAATCACAAGTTGTCCGTTAACCTCAAAAATTCTGTCAATAAACATCTTCACTGGCACGCCTGCGATGACTGGGTTTAGTTCCAACTCAATGGCTCTGGCACCTTGAGGTGTTGTCCAAATTTTCCAGTCAGGGTTGTTCTGTCTCCACTTGATGTAGTTGTCTACCCAAACGGAGCCATTGATATTCCACCAGTTAGCATCTTCCTTGTTAGGATTTTCTTTGGTGGCTCGACCTGCTCTACGAGCAGTCTCAAGATTGAGTCCTTCTGTTTCCTTCGACCAGGCTTTCGCCCACAATTCATTCGTTGTCGTAATCATACAACTCCGTTGCATAGTGGAAAGCACGCCCGCCTGCTGACCAGATGGATGGTTCCTCAGGAACCTTAAGTAATCTACCTAGGTAATACTGATAACCACAGGTAAGGTAAGTTGTAAATGCTGAGTAAGATATATGCTCAGGTAATTCGTAATCGTCTAACTTAATCATTGAGGAATTCTGCCAGGTAGTCAACCTCTTCACGAAGTTCCTGAACTGATTCTTGTAAGTAATACATAGCCTGATTAAGTTCTGCTAGAAGGTAAGCGATATCGTCGTGCTCTTCTTCGTGTTTCTTAAATGGATTCCACATCGTTGCTCCTGTCGTAGTTGTTTAGATAGACCCCCTCAGAGGACAGGAGGTGACTCAATGAGGGGACCTATCTAATATTCAGTTGATTGTTATTATATAATATATATTATATATAGGCGCCTTAGCGCCTTATATAGTATATTATATATTAATAATTTAATTGTACACTACCGATTGGATTCCTATGACCGACACGCCGACATTCCCCAACTGGTTTGAGGGACAGAGATACAACTTCGATGACCAACTCACCGAACTTGCAGGCAAGCCTGACCTGACCTTCTTGCAGATAGGTGCATACACGGGTGACGCAACGGTCTGGCTATTAAAGAATATCCTAACCGACAAGACATCTCAACTGATTGACGTGGACACCTGGGAAGGTTCAGATGAATCGGAACATTCTAGGATTAACTTCGCAAATGTGTACGAATACTACTTAACTAGGACATTACGGTATGACAACCTTCACATCTTCAAGGCTAAGTCTGACCACGTGCTGCCTAACCTGACTCAACGATTTGATTTTATCTATGTCGATGGAGACCACACCGCTGCTCAGGTTGAGCGTGATGCCGAGAATTCCTGGAAGTTACTTAAGTCCGGTGGCATCATTGCCTTCGACGATTACCTGTGGGGTCAGGACAAGAAACCTGAACTTACCCCTAAGCCAGCAATTGATAAATTCTTGTTAGACAAACGAGACGAATATGTCCAACTTGTTGATAGTTACCAGGTATGGCTGCGTAAGAAATGACAAAAAGACCCCCAAGCCATAGGTTTCCCTATGACCTGAGGGTCAAAGTGTCTCTATCGCCCTGCTAAGGGCGTATATGAGGGTGTTAAATGGTTACTTCTTGCGACCAAACTCTAGTGAGTTGGTGTCCAAAGCCTTGAGGACTGGACCAACGATGCCTGCTACGAATGCCATAGCCAACTTCTTAGGGTCGTGCTCTCCTGCCATATACAAAGCGGTGACAGCGGTTGCTGCAGCGCGGAAGTATGACAGTCCGATTTGCTTTAGTTTTTCTGTGTCGAACATAGGTTCTCCTTATGACTTGAAGACTGGCTTACCAAAACCAACGATGTACACAGGTAGTGACCTCTTGACTTTGGAGCCATTCTTTGTTTTGTAAGCACGCACCTTCAGGCAGACTTGCCCTCCGTTGCGCTGGTCTCCCTTTTTATCGGGAGATGTGTTGCCTTCGATACAAGTTACAGTTCCGTCTCCGTTG